TCTAATATCTTTTGCTCACCTTGTTGTTTACCTATTGTAAAGCTTGCGCCAACAAGCATAACAGTCAAGAGAGAGTTACGTATTTTCTTATTTAATTTCATTATATTTAAGTATTAGTTTGGAAGTAATCATTATTTATATAATCTAAATATTTTATATATTCTTCCTTTGTTACATATTCATCTATCTCATCGAGATAAACCATTCCATCTATCTCCATATTTTATTATAAGCCGCTTTATATTGTTTAGGAAACGAAGACTTCTGCGGTATTTTATATCTTCGATTACCCATACCTCTACACGCTCCATATATTCTAATCTGTTCAGCGTGATGATGTGAACGCGCTTTACGCTTATTAGCTACGTACTCACATAGTTCTTTCATATTAGTAACTACCATTTTAGTGGAGCTTCTATAAATGTTAAACCTTTATACTTAAACCAGTGTGATTTACCAGTTTTATATTGGTGATTACCTTCTTCATCTTGACCAAGATATTTTTCTTTGAAGCCAAATGAGTTAGGTAAATCGCCAACAGTATAACCTTTGTACTCAATGCCATTTAGTAGGCAAGTTGTTTTAGAAGTAAACTTAATTGTATTCATAATTTAATTTATTATATTATCTGAAGTTAATCGTATTTAATTTCGATTATTTTACTTTACCGAATATTATTAATTCTATATCACTTGAAGTATAACAGTCGTCTTCACTAACTGGAAAATTATAAAATCTATTTTCTATATCCCACGCTTTATTAACTGTTTCATTCCATAATCTATTATCTATTTTATACATTGTAGTAAATACGCCTATAAAAAACGCTACACCACAAGCTAATGTATATTCAAATAGTTGTTTAGTATTTATTCTCATATTATTTTCTTTACATATATTTCTTGATTTGCAGCAGCGAGATGTTGTCGCCATTGCCACTCACGCTTGCGATAGTCATAGTCTGTACACCATTTTATCCAAGCTTTACTTGTATCATTCGCACCATATTTAGCTTCAAACTCTTTAGCTTGTTTTAATTTCGCTGCAATATCCTTTGAGTCATAGTCAATAAACTCATTGTCTCTTCTTGCTTTCGCATATCTGTATAAATCTCTCTGCATAGTATTAAGTATTAAGTATTAGTTCTAGTGTGAGTAATCGAAACCCACCTCTGCTCCAAGACTAGATTTTAAGTTGTGTTGTTTACTTTACTTCAACAACACTTCTTACAGACACTGGTACATTAGTTGAACTTGTGTATGAGTTATACTTGATAAAACAAGGTAATGTGTCAAGTGTAGATTTCATAATGTTATACACTTCATCATGATTATAAGTACATGATTTTCCATTTTTGAATTCAACATTAATTGTAGTGTCTTTGCCAATAAGTGATTTGCGAATTACAAATCTTTTTGAGTTAATAGTATTTGTCATAATTTAGAATTTAAGTTATTATTTATTATTTATTTTATATTAGTATTATCTAATGTTATTAGTATTTAGTTTCGTTTTTATAAGTGTATATTTGTTTACTATTTATTATTGTCATAATGTCACTGCGCAATATGTCATAGTGTGTCACATTGTCATATAAAATATAATACATAGTAATTATTTATTTTAGTTACATTTATATTATCTAATATAACTCGTATTCACTTGCGAAATTTGCAAATATATATAAAAAAAGTATTAAAAAATAGGCCCCCGGGCAAAAAAATGTAAATTTTCTGTAGTTTGGCACGCTTTTTGAGGGGAGGGGGACACCAATGCTCAGACTACGTAACGTTTTTTTAAAAATATCTTCCCCCCTTATGATATTATACTACGTATAATATCTAGATATATATAATATATTATATAATAGATAGAATTATATGTAAATTTAGTAAAATATGTGTAAGTATTAACTTTGTACACCAATCACAAACAAAACGCGCAAAAATGGCAATAATTTACACATATCCTTCCGGAACACCCTCAGCTTCAGACAATATTCTTGGTACACAAGTCGATCCTATCACTGAGGAGAACAAAACTGTTCAGTTTGGTATACAAGATGTGGCAAATTTAGCAACAGATAACTTTTTAGAGACTACAATTACCATTACTAACGCACAGTTGACAGCGTTACAAGGTACAGATATTACATTAATTGCAGCTCAAGGAACTAATAAAGTTACAAAAATATTAGAAATATCAGTATTTGTAGATTTTGACACTGCAGCATTTACTTTTGCTCAGCCAATTTTAATAGATTACAAGAGCATATCAGCTGATATAATAGGAACTATACCTACATCGATAGGTCAATCAATAGCAGATACTGTTTATTTCATTACACCAAACACTGGTAAAGCAGCTATCAACGACGCTGTGCTTTTAACTACTAGCGGAGCAGTTGGAGCTGGCGGAAATACATCAATGCAGATAAAATTAAGATACCAAGTGTTGGATATAACTGCGTTTTAATAAAAATTAACAAATGGCAATAATATATACCTACCCAACTGTTATTCCACAGGCCGATGATATATTATTAGGTACTGAGAAAGACGCGTCGCTAAGAAATCCTACTAAAAACTTCTTAGTAAGTGATCTAGCCAAAGTTATAATATCAACATTTAATGGCACATCGAAAGTAATACCAGTTTTTTTAGACGTAACTGATCCAATAACTGGTAAAACAACAAGTGAATTAAGAGATTCAATAATATCTCAAGACGCTGTACCAGGAGGAACACAAATAACTATAACAGGAACACTAGCAGTTACAGGTGCTATGAAAGATAGCGCTGGTAATACTGGAAATGCTGGTCAAATTTTAAGTTCAACTGGCACTGGAACGTCTTGGATAACAAATCCAGGCGCTGGAACTGGAGTTTTTCCTAATGTTTCAGCTCTAGTATGGACAATAACGCATAACGGTGATTGGGGTCCTTACCCTGCAGTTACCGTAGTAAACAATAATGACATCGAACATTTCGGTGAAGTAGAATATTTATCAAACACACAACTAAAAATAACCTTTTCAGCCACTTTTGCTGGAACAGCTTATCTAAATTAACACAAAATGGCAATAAATTTTTTAAATGACGTTTCCTTTAATAAAAATGAGATAATACAACCAGTATTAGAAAATCAAACAGGTGACGTAGCAGCTGGAACGCCAATAGACGGTCAGCTTTATTATGATACAACAAATAACGTAGTAAAATATGGTGAAGGAGGTTCGTGGATTGCACTATCTGCATCAACACCTGGAAACGGTACATTATCTATAACCGCTGGAAACGGTTTATCAGGTAGTAATTTTACATTTACAGCAAACCAATCAGGAAATACATCAGCAACACTTACAGTTGGTGAAGGAACAGGTATATCTGTAGCTTCAGGAAGTGTAGGTATTGATTATGTAGGTACTGATAACGCAATTTTAGCTGCAACAGCTACTACTCCAGCAGGCGCAGATACAATGTGGTTCTCTGATTCTGATGATAACACAATTAAAAAAGCTACTATTACAAATATATTAGCTTTGGCTCCTCAAGGAGATATTACAGCTGTTGAAGCTTCTACTGACAATGATCAATTAGGTATTGAAGTAGTAAACGGAACAGGTCCAGTGCCTGAAGTTGGTTTAAATATTATTGGTCAAACAAATTTAGGTACTACACCAGCACAAACTGATGAACTTATAATTTATGATTTAAGTTCAACTACAAACAAATCTATTACTGTTGCAAATCTTGTAGCTGCTGCACCACAAGGTGATATTACAAACGTTAGCGCGGGTAACGGTTTAACAGGTGGTGGTAGTTCTGGTTCTGTTACCTTAAACGTTGGAGCAGGAGCAGGTATAAAGGTAGGTTCTAATGATGTAGCAGTTGATTATTCATCTTCTGGTGTTGTTAACGATGCTAATGATGGAACTAGTGTTACATTAGTTGATAGTGATGAGTTTATATTTGAAGATGTAGGATCTACAGCATCAACAGCTGTTAAAAGAGGTACATTATCTCAGTTAAAAACATATATCGGCGCTGGTACATATACATGGACAGTTGCTGGAGACTCTGGTTCTTCAACAGTAAGTTCAGGTCAGACTGTTACAATAAATGGTTCTGGTACAGGTGTTAATGCTGGTATTGATGTTACTGAATCAAGTAGAACTGTTACAGTAAAACTTGATCTTGGTGAATTAACTACAAATTCTACAATAGATGGTGCTAATGATGAAATAGCATTTTATGATAGTAATGCTACTGGTAATGCTAAAATTGCTCCAGTAGATATACATCTTAATCAATTTGGCGCTGCAGAAGGTAATATTAGCATGGGTGGTAATCAAATTGATAATCTAGCTGATCCAACAGCTGCTCAAGATGCTGCTACAAAAGCATATGTTGATAGTGCTGTAACAGGACTTGTTGAGTTTAAAGGCGGATTTAACGCAAACACTGGTGCTATTGATGGTACTGTGGATAATCTTACATCAGGTGGTTCAAGAGTTGCAGTTCAAGTTGGTGACATGTATATTGTTACTACTGCTGGTGATTTTTATGGTGATGCTTCAGCTCCATTAACAGTTGGTGATTCTGTAATAGCAAAACTAAATGCAGCCGCTGGTACATCAGATATTAATGATTGGACTATTGTTCAAGGTGATGAAGGTGTTGTTAATCTTACTAATTCTAACGGTACGTTCGTTTCGTTTGGAACAACAAATACAAACGCTAGAGGAGCAGTTACGCTTGGTAGTGTAGATTTATCTGCAAGTGGTTCTCCAAGTTCATCAAATTTCTTACGAGGTGATAATCAATGGGCAACTCCAACTGATACTAATACTGAATACGATTTCTTATGTTCTCAAAATAGTGGTTCAAACAGTGATCCATTCCTTACATTAAAACCTAGTTCTGGTAGTGATGATCAAGTTCAATTAAGAGGTGGTACTAATATTACTGTTACAAGAACCAATGCTACTCAACTTACAATTGCTACTTCTGCAACAACTAATACAGGTACTGTGGAATCAGTTGGTATTACAGATGGTTATTTAATAGATTCATCAGGTACTAATCCTGTAACAACTACTGGTAACATACAAGTAGATGTTGATATGTCTGAATTAACAGATATGGGAGCTACATTAAGCAGTAGTGATGAAGCTGTTATATTAGATGTATCTGAAACTGGTAAAGATCAAGCTAAGCGTATAACGTGGGCAGAAGTAATATCTGATCTTGGTTTAGCAACTGGTGCTTCAGTAAACAATTCAACTATTACATTAAGTGCTGGTGAAGGTTTAAACGGAGGCGGTTCGTTTACATTAAATCAAGCATCTAATGCAACGATTAGTTTTAGTGGTGAAGATTCTACATCAACAAACAAAGGTATTGTTATTGTTGCTCCAGGAGAAGGTATAGATGTTAGTTATGCTTCTGGTACAGCAACAGTTTCTGGTGAAAATTCAACCGCTTCTAATAAAGGTATTGTAATTGTAGCTGGTGGCGCTGGTATTGATGTTAGTTACTCAAGTGGTACTGCTACAGTATCTAATACAGATGGTTCAACTGGTGGTGCTACAGTAGTATTAGCAGATGCAACAGGTGGTGTTGTTAAGTCTACTTCTGGTGGATTTACTTTATACACTATTACTACAGCAACAGTATTTGGAGCAACTACAGATGGTAGAGCTGTTATGGCTGAAGTACAAGATACTAGTAGCTATGCAACAGTATTTACTGAAGTAGAAAGAACAGCTACAACAGTAGTAATTAAGTTCAAAGGATCTATCACTGATAGTGATTACAGAGCTTTATTATACAGTGTTGCAAACTAATAAATAAAAATTAAATTAAATGTCAGTACAATTTTTACAAGACATTACTGTAACCGGGAGTATTACCGTTGGTGATAGTCATTTTATAGGTGACAATGGTAAAGATGATTTATTAATAGAAAGTTCTAGTAATGAAAGCATAATAATAGATGGTGATGCTGGTGTTGAAATTCATGTCAATGGTAGTAGTAAACTTTTTACTAATATCAACGGCGGTATTACTGTAAATGGAGATTTATCAGTTACTGGTGATGTTCTTCAAAGAGACATACCTTTTGTAATAAATAGTAACTGGCAAGATGATCTTTCAACTACATCTTACATATATATGCCTTTTAATAACAATAGTGATGGAACATCTAATGAATATTATAACTTTTTTGCAGCTCCTGCAGTAGGTAAAGTAGTAAGTATAATGATCATGCATGTTGACGGATCAATGAGTAGTAGTTTTACAACACAGATACGAGTTCAAAAAAATGGTATCGCAGCTGCAACATCTGGTGAATTAACTCCTTCTAACGGAACTAGCGATGGTAGTTATGTAGAATATGCGCCAGGTACTACATTTGCAAAAGGTGATAGATTACAGTTTGCTTATCAAAAAAGCGCTGGTGGTAAGTATTGGAGAGGAGCAACAGCTACAATAATAATGGAATTAACAAGTTACGATATATAATGGCAACAATAGGTAGTAGTACAAGAAACAAAAAGCTATATGAAAGAGGTGCTTCAGGCATAGATGCCCAACAGAGAGCAACTGGAATTGTAGCTATACCATCAGAAAAATTTGATGATTTAGAAGGTATAACAGACATATCTCAAATTTATAACGACGAGGCTTTATATCAAAGCAATAGGATTTTATTAAAACAAATAGAAGATTTAAGACAAGATGTAGAAGAACTCCATGCTTTTATAAAAGATTTTATGGGTACTAGTTCTACTAAAGGCGCGTCAGGCACATTTAGAGATGCTAGCAAAAAAGCAAAGACTATATCCGTAGACAAAGGCGTGATTACATCAATTACATAATAATTATAAAGTAAAATATACTTATTATAAGTAATAATATATAGAGATATATATCTAATATTTGGTTTACCGTAGATATATATCCAATAGAAGAGTAAACCATAATATATAAATATAACACAATGGTAAAATTTATTAATTTAAAAGTTGGTGGAGCTATTACTCCAATCAACGTAGAAGATGTTGTAAAAGTAAAAGGTGCTGCAAACGGTGGTAACGCTTCAACAGTAACTTTAACTTACAAGTCTACTGCTACTTTAGTAATTACTTCTGAAGCTGGTGCTGGAAAAGGATTTGGCAACGGTTCTGCTACTTCTGTAGCAAACGTAGAAAAAGGATTTTGGAACGCTATTTTAAACGCGTATCAAATGCCTTGGAACTTACCAGTATATCCAAGCGCTGATGGTGAGTGGGTAGCTGATTTTCCACCTGCAGTTCAAGCAAGTACTTATGCTAAGCAAAGTGATGCGTCAGGATCTGGTGCTGCATTTATTGCTAAACAAACACAACCTATCGTAAATGATGACGATGTGGCTATTGTTTGGGCTTCAGTAGCATAAAACAATTTTTATTAACCAATTAAAACCCAAACCAAATGACGTTTTATTATTCGACTAGAACGTGGAATAGTCAACCACAATTAACCAAAGAAACTATTAACTTATGGAAACATCTTGCAGAAAAGAAAAACTGGAGGATAACTCAATTAGCAAATGGTTTCTACCAAACCGAGTACCAGAGTCCAAAAGACGAAGATACTTGGATCGACGTAACCAGAAGAGAAACTCTTGAAGGAGCAGAACAAGCTATTGATTCATCAATTGCTCATTACGCTAAAAAAATAGAGTTCTTAAATGGTCCTAAAGTCGTGAAAACCTTTAAATAAAATTAAATACAATTAAATTATGTCCGATAAACTTGTGAAACATCTTAACTTCGGTCAAGATGCAAAAGATCAAATATTTAAAGGGATAGAAAAACTCACTAAAGCTGTTAGCTCCACATTAGGAGCTAGCGGCAAGTGTGTTATCCTGGAAGATGATCAAGGTAAACCAATAATCACCAAAGATGGTGTAACAGTTGCTAATTCAATAGTACTATTCGATGCTGTTGAAAACATGGGAGCAACATTATTAAAAGAAGCAGCTAGAAAAACTGTAGAAGAAGCAGGAGACGGTACAACAACCGCGACAGTATTAGCAGAAGCTATAATAAAAGAAGCTGTTAAAGAAAATATTAATACTAGAGAGTTAAAACAGGGTATTAATTCAGCTGTAAAAAAAGTTGTAAAATATTTAGAAAAGAATAGCACACCAGTTGAAGGCAATATGATTAATCAAGTTGCTACAATATCTGCTAATAATGACCAAGAATTAGGTAAACTAATTGGTGGAGCATTTAAAGATGTAGGTAAAACAGGTATGGTAATCATGGAAGAATCTAAAAACTTAGAATCCTCAGTAAAGATCATAGATGGTATGCAATATGACCAACCGTTAAAAAGTTTACACTTTGTAACAGATCAAGTAAAAGGTACAGCTGAATTAAAAAACCCTTTAGTTCTTATAGTTGAATCAAAAATAGAAAACATACGTAAAATACAAGGTATATTAGAGTATGTTATAAAAAACAATAAATCATTATTTATTATTGCTGATGTTGAACCACAGGTTTTAGCAGCTTTAGCAATGAATAAAATGAAAGGAAATATAAAAGTTTGTATTGTAGATGCGCCAACATATGGTTTTACTAAAAAAGAAAAACTTAATGACATAGCATTAATGACAAGCGCAACTGTTATAAATGAAGATTTAGGTGATGATATGGATTTAATACATCACGAACATTTAGGTCAAGCTAAAAAAATAGTTAGTAGCAAAGACAATACTATAATACAAGTTGATAAAACTCCTGTAGAAGTTGAAGATTTAATTAAAGAATTAAAATTAAAACAAGAAAAAGAAAAACTTCCAGGATTAAAAATGGCATATGAAAAAAGACTAGCGTTATTAGCTGCTAAAGTAGCCGTTGTCAAAGTAGGTGCTAATTCAGAAATAGAATTAAAAGAAAAAAGTGATAGAGTCGAAGACGCTATCTGTGCTACTAGAGCCGCTATAAAAGAAGGTATAATTGCTGGAGGTGGAGTTGCTTTATTAAATGCTTCTTCACATATTAAACACCAAAATACCGGTGAAAAAATTTTATTAAAAGCAATACAATATCCTTTTAATACAATACTAAATAATGCTGGAATAAAAAATGATATACCGATAGTTTTAGAAGGTCACGGTATAGATGTAGTTACAGGAAATATGGTACAAATGATAAAAGAAGGTATTATTGATCCATTGTTAGTTACTAAAAGCGCGCTAACAAATGCGGCTTCTGTAGCAACAACTATATTATCAACTGATTGTATAATTAATAATATTAGATTACATGAGGGCGATAGGAAATAATTTAGTTATAAAGAAAATAGAAAAACCTAATAAAACTACTAAAGGTGGTTTAATACTTAGTGAAAAACAAAGAGAAGATATTAGGTTTCAAAAAGCTGAAGTTATTAAAATAGGTTTTGATGTTAAACATGTCAAAGAAAAAGATTTAATATATTTTGATAAAGCAGCTGCGCATAAAATAGAAATAGATAAAGAACCTTATCACGTAATCAAACAAGATAACGTGGTCGTTGTTTTATGAAAAAGCTAGAAGCAAGAGATCTTAAAGATTTAAACTTGTTAAAACATTACCGTATAATACGAAAGTGGGCTTGTAAAAACAACGGCTTAACTGATGCTGAGTTAGAACTAATTATTTATTTAGACTGTATAGATTTATTTACAAAAAAAGATTTTGAAGCTGGTGTTTATACTTATAGTTGGAATAATCGTAGGTGGAATAAGTTAATACAAAATGATTGGATAAAAGTGTGGAGATATAGGAATAGAACTACACAAAAATATAATATATATCAAATTTCATTTAAAGGTAAACAACTTATTAGTAGAATATATAGAATAATGCTTGGTTTAGATGACATACCTATGAGTGAAAGAAGAAATAAAATAGTTGCTAGTAACAGTTACATGGATAAAGTAATGTATCAAGCAATGTATAATGTAAACAAAGATAAAGCAAGATAATATGTCTGATTTTAGTTCAATGAATACTACTCAATTAATGGTTGAAGCTAACAGATTAAGAAAAAAACTTAAAAAAAGAAGAGGTGGTTTTGGATTTGATAATACACCTAATGCTGTAAGTAGATTATTTGGAAGAAGCTCTACTATGGGTGGTGATTTAGCTGGTAGATCTGTACTAGGTGCAATAGCTAGAAAATTAGATAAATCTAGAAATAGATATGACGCTTTAATGGCAGAGCTTAAAAAAAGAAAAGGTAGTTCTACAGCGCCTCAAGCAGAAACAATAGATGTAGGACCTCAAACAAATGTAGGTGTTATGGCAGGACAAGATCCTAACGCGGCTTCTACAACAAGCTCTAATCTTTTACAACCATTAATGCCTAACGCAATAAATAGACAACAAATACAACCCGGAGGAACAGGTGAATTAAATGAAGGTACAGATTTAATAACACCAATAGATCCAAATGCGCAAAAAGGATTTATAAGTCAAGAAGAACAATTTGGCAATGTAAACGCTTTAAATCCTATGATGCCACCAAATCCATTTGATCCTGACGCAACCGGAATAAACAGCTTATATAACTAAACTTAAAATATGAAAAAATATAACTCACCACTACGCATGTTAGAAGATAAAGCTCATACACATGCATCAAAGAAAAACTCTGTTGGTATTGTAGGGGAAACTCATATATGGGACGGACCTTTAAATCAAGCAGGAAGACCACATGGCAAGGGCAGTAGCTCAGGTCGTTTAGGTATGAAATTAAAATTAGGGGCTGTGCCTTATGAAGCAGGTCCAATAACACAACGTGCAAAAAGAGGATAATCATGGCATTTAAACAAAATAAAAACCCTTTTGGTAGAAGTCCACTAAACTTTAACTCACCGTTAAATAGCTTCGATAGTTTAGTAGGTAAACTAATGAACCAAGGTAAGTCAAAAGAAGCTGCAACTAAAATTGCTGGTAAAGTAGCTAATATGAAAATGAAAGGCGCTGGATCAGGACCTACTGCTGCTCAAAAAGCTAGAGCTAAAGGTTCACCAGCTAAACAAGCTAAGCCAGACTTTTTAGATTTAGATAAAGATGGTAACACAAGCGAATCAATGAAGCAAGCAGCTCAAGATAAAAAAGGCTCTCCAGCTAAAATGCATGATGCTGATAAAGTTAAAAAATTAAAAAGCGAAATTAGTATTTTAAAAAATGATCCTGAAAAAGCAGTGCAAATGGGATTAAGTACTGAAGGTCAAGGTGGAATTGATTACGAAGCTATTTCACAAAGAGAAGACCAAATTAAAGCAGAGCAAGCTAAACATGATAGAAAGAAAGAAGGTAAAGAGTCTCCGGCTAATTTAAAAGAAAAAACTCCTGCTAAGTTAAAGGAAAAGTCTCCTGCTAAATTAAAGGAAAAATCTCCTGCTAAGTTAAAATCACCAGCTGAAAAGAAATTAGTTGGTAAACAAAAGAATTTACCTGAAGGTTTAAAGAAAGCTATTGAAGCTGCTCCAGAAAGTCCAGCTAAAATAGCAAAACAAGATACTCTGAAGAAGAAAAAATTGATGAAAAAAACATTCAGATGTAGAAAAGGTTATGTACCTAAAGATCCTGAAAATCCAGAAGCTGGATGTAGAAAAATGACTAGAGTAGAAATTAGCAAAAAAACAGCTGATCAATTAAACGCTAAAGATCCAGTAAAAAGTTCACCAGCTAATTTAATAGGTTTAATAGATAAAGGTATAAAAGCTTATAAAGCTGTTAAAGGTAGTAAAAAAGCTAAAAAAGCTCTTACAAGCGCTAAAGCATTTCAAAATACTGGAAAACAATATGTAGCAAAAATAAAAAAAGCTCCAAAACCTGAAGTTAAAACCGCTGAAATTAGAAGACCAATACTTGATCCAGCTTCAACAGCTGTTGGTGGCGCGTTAGGTTACGCTGCTACTAAAAAAAAAAGTCCAATAAATAACGCTTACGAAAATCCTGAGTTTTTTACTCCAACTAAAAGCTCATATGGACAAGACATGGATAACTTTTTTAATACTGTAAGTAGTGCTTATGATCAAACACAAACAGATGAGAATAGATTAGAAAGAGCTACTAGAATATCAGATAAATTAAGTAAAAAGGGGAAAGCAAATCTTAGTGATCGTCAACAAAAAAGACTTGATAAGTTTGATACTGAAAAAACAAGGTTAACAGAGAAAATTGGTAGATCAATAAATTGTCCTCCAGGTCAAAAATATAATCCTACATCAGGAAAGTGTGAATAATAAAATAAATAAAAAATCATGATAATTAACACAAGTTCGTATACTAGTGCAATCCCGGTAGCATTAAATGACAACATTAATATTCCGGGACCAACAGTAAGAGCATCAGGCACAACAACAAGTTTAACTAATGATAAACTAGTTGATACTAATGCAAACTTTGTACAAGTTATAGATGCTAAAGGTAATATAACAAATCAAGGTGTACAAAGAGGGCAAATAGTATATAATATGGCTGCTATGAATACTACGTCTTGGTTAGGACCTGAAGCTGCAGAAATATTAGAAGTTGAAGATAATAATACATTAGTTTTATCTGCTAATATATTTCCTGTGACAGGAGCACCGTCAACAACACAAGAGTATAAAATATACGATGCGAATAAGGCGAATCCAAAAGGTGCTATTATTATGGTTGGTGATAATATAGCAGGTAATAACACTAAAAGTGATGTGTTTGTAAAAACACTTGACGGTCAAGATGTTTTAGTACAAGGAGTTGCTCCAGGCGAAACATTAGATTTAGTAGTACAAAGAGTAATGGTAGGTTCAGCTGCAACGTCAGGCGCGCCTAGCACGTTAACAACAGCTGAAAAAATAACAGCATTTATATAATAATTAAAAAAAACAATTATGCATCCAATACACAAACATATGAGTTCTAGAATGAGAGCTCGTAAAGCAGATGAAAGATATGACGCTAAAGAAGCTTATAATAAAAACTTAAGCGGCAAAGCGAGACTACATTATCTTGAGAACGATATACATGATAAAGGTATGTCAATGAAAACTCCTATGGATATGAAAACTCCTATGGACATGAAAACACCAATGAAAATGGGACACGAATCAGCGGCTAAAATGAAGACGCCAATGGATATGAAGACGCCAATGGATATGAAGACGCCAATGAAAATGGGTCATGAATCTGCAGCTAAGATGAAAACACCTATGGAAATGGATCATAGTCCAGCTGAATTAAAATCTCCATACAATATGGGTCACGAATCTCCAGCTGATATGAAATCTCCTATGCAAGTAGGACCAGAGCCTATAAAGCCTGCAAAGAAAAAAGAATATTCTTTTGGTGAAAAATTAATGGGTACAGCTAGAAACATAGGTGATTATGCTACTGCTAAAATTAAAGGTAGTAGAGTTCTTGACGGAATGGGAATAACTAATCCTCAAGGATTTGATTTTGTAAGAAAAGAAAATTTACAGAAAAGTAGAGCAGCTTCTAGTAGAGCCGCAAAAAGAAGAAGAGAAGGTTCTTCATTTTTTATGAAATCTCCTATGGAAAAAGGTCACGAATCCGCAAAGCAAGAGAAAAAAGATTTAATGAAATACAACCCTATCGACGATAGAGCTGGTTCATAAAAAATAAAATGTCTTTTAAGTTAAATCCTCCGTTTAATACAAAGCAATCACCTATATATGTTAGAGATCTTGAAGATGGTGTTCTTGGTAAAGGAAATAAAAATGGTACTATTTTAATTTCTGATAAAGTTCAACCTGAAGATCAACAACAAGTAATTGATCATGAAGAAGTTCATATTGATCAGGTTAAAAGAGGTGATCTAGATTATGACGACGATAATGTTTATTGGAAAGGTAAAGTTTATCCACGTGCTACTATGGACGAAGGTGCTAAAAATTTACCTTGGGAAGCTGAAGCATATAGAAAATCATGAGTAAAAAGAAATTTAAAGATACAACCGTTGGACAATTGTTGTTTGGTGCGGCGTCTGTAATTAATCCTACATTAGGAAATGTATTACAAGGCGTGACTTCACCAAAAGAAGCAATTGCAGCTATTACTAAAGCTGATGCTCCAGCAGAAGATAAAGTAAAATTACAACAAATAATCTACGAACAACAAACAAAAGAAATTGAAGCTATTACTTCAAGATGGCAAGCAGATTCTATGTCAGACTCTTGGATGTCTAAAAATGTACGTCCGTTAGTCTTAGTGTGGTGCATTGTTGTATTTTCTTTTGCAGGTATACTAGATAGTGTTGAAACAATACCTTTTCATATAAATGAATTATGGAACGATACTTTTGAGAAAGTTATGATGGCGGTAGTCTTAGCCTATTTCGGCGGACGTACTACAGAAAAGGCGAGTAGTATATTTAAAAAGTAAAAGTGAAAATTAACAAGTAACTATAGAAATAGTAATAATAATTAAAATTTAATCAAATGGCAAAAAGTGGAAAAATTAAAGATTTAGAACTAACAAACATTAATGAACAAAATACAGCTTTGCAAAAAGCGGTATTTGACATGGGTGCTTTAGAAATAGAAAAAGCACAAGTATTACAAAGATACGAGTCTGCATTAAAAGTGTTAGAAGAAACTAAAAAAGAGCTTGAAGCTAAATACGGTCCTGTAAATATAAATTTAAAGACTGGTGTTTGGGAAGAAATAGCTAAAGAAGAACCTGCAGTAGAAGAACCAGCTGAAGAAGAACCAGCTGAAGAAGAAGACTGCGGTTGTGAAGAAAAAGAAGAAGATTGCGAAGACTGCGACGATAAAGAATAATGACTTCAATTATAAGAAAAATCAGCATTGGTGCTGATTATAAAAACGATGCAATGCATTATTCTATAGGTCAACAAGTTTATGGTGGTCATACTATTAATAACATAATGTTTGATGATAAAGATAATTCATATAATATTTTTATTAAAAAACAAAATGAGGTAATGCCTTGGAAGAAGTTTAACTCTAACATGGCAATATCTGTTGAGTATGATTTAGAATACTAATGAATAGTATAAATGATTTTATTATAACACCTACTAATGAACGATACAACAATAAAATAAGCATAGGCGACAAAACATTAATTATTAATTCTAATGTAGAAGATCATAAAATGGTTAGTCGTCATGCTACTGTTGTTTCAGTTCCGCTAGCTTATAATCTTAATATAAAAAAAGGCGACGAAATAATAATACATCATAATATATTTAGAAGATGGTATGATGTGCGTGGTAATCAAAGAAATAGTAGTCAATATTTTAAAGAAGATTTATTTTTTTGTAAACCAGATCAAATATATTTATATAAAAAAGGCGATAATTGGTTGCCTTTTATGGATAGATGTTTTGTTATGCCTATAAAAGATACTAATTATTTAAGCAATGATAAAGAGCAAAAATGTGTTGGTATATTAAAAATAGGTAATAGCGCGTTAGAAGCATACGATATTAATCCAGGAGACTTAGTTGGATATAAACCAGGTCGTGAATGGGAGTTTATTATTGATGGTAAGCGAATTTATTGTATGAAATCAAATGATATTGTAATTAAATATGAGTACAAAGGAAACGAAGAAGAATATAATCCAAGCTGGGCGAATAGCAATTAAAGAATTAATTAAAGTTGCTAAAGAACCTATTATAGATTTTGGTCCTGACATTTCCGCAGATAGACTTAAAAATGCTGCAGCTACAAAAAAACTAGCTATATTCGATGCTCTTGAGATACTTAATCGTATTGAAGAAGAGCAAAACATGTTAGATGACAAACCAAAGCAAGAAATTAAAAAAGATAATACTTTTAAAGGTTTTGCAGAAAGAAGAGCTAAGTAATGTATAAGCAAAGTTTATATAAAGTACTTGATAATCATATAAAACCTAAGATTATTAATCGTATGAACCGTTATAAAAAATGGAAATATGGTTATAATAAAGAACATGATATTGTAGTTATTAGCAAAACAGGCGAAGTAGGTGAAATATATGAAATACAAAATTTAAAAATAGCTTTACCCAAAGCTAAAAATATACATAAATTTGATAACGATAAGTGGACAAAGTTTGAATATCCTAAATCTCTATCAAGAATAAAAACAGTATTTGACTGGAGGCAATATCCAGAAGATTTTAAAACAAAGTGGTATGATTACATCGATAATGAATTTACCCGTAGGGAGGAAGGTTTTTGGTTTTATAACAAGAGCGTTCCTACTTACATTAGTGGTACTCATTACATGTACTTGCAGTGGTCTAAAATTGACGTCGGGGCACCAGACTTTAGGGAATCAAATAGATTATTCTTTATTTTCTGGGAAGCTTGTAAGGCAGATTCACGATCCTATGGGATGTGTTACCTTAAGAATAGGCGGTC